TTGGAATCTACTCAGATGGGCGGTTTAATTGATATGGAGCAACCGCAAGAAGAAGTAACAGAAGAAATGCCTGAAGAAGTTGATGAATAATGCCAACACAAGTACCTGCTGGTGAAGGTGTTCCAAGTGTTTTCTATCGGAACGCTATAGATCTAAATCGTTTTAGTAATGGCATTGCAAGAAAGATTGCTAGAGAAAATGTTTTTGTAATTATCAAAGCTTCTAAGCAATTGCAAAAAATTGATGAATCAAAAGGGCCATCTTATAGAGCAGCAAGGTTAAGATCATTAATCAAGCAAACAAAAGATTCTTTAAGTAAGTGGCAGCAAGAAAGCGTTGATGTTTTGATTAAGGATTTAGAAGGGGTTGCAAAACTTCAGACGGGTTTTGTTGAGGATCAAATAAAAAAAGCATTGCCGTCAGGAATGAGAAAAGAAATTGTAAAAGAGATTGGTTATTCTGTTCAGTCTGTTGCTGTTAGCCCTGGTTTCGCTAAGGCAGTTGTTACTAATGAACCGACAGATATAAGTTTTGCAGCAGCAGCTCGATCACAGCAAAGGAAAGCAGGAGCAGGTGTTTTTAATTTGACAGCAAAACAAGGAGCAGAACTGACGCTCCCTAATGGAGACACTGTAAAAAAAGCATTTAGAGGTTTAGCTTCACAGCAAGCAAATCGTTTTAATCAAATCGTTCGTACAGGTCTTTTATCTGGAGAACCTACACAAGATATTGCAAGGCAATTAGTCGGTACTTTGGATTTTGGAGATAAGGCAAAGACACTAAAGCAATTAGGGCAAGCTGGAGGAGAAGCCACGAAGATGGCAACGCATCAAATCAATACGATTGTTAGAACAAGTGTTAATCAAGTTTCTAATGCAGCTAGTCAAAGTGTTTATAAGGCTAATAAGAAGGTCACAAAGGAATATCGTTATCTTTCAACTTTAGATTCAAAGACTTCTCCTGTTTGTAGGAATTTAGACGGTCAAATATTTGAGTATGGGAAGGGACCAGAACCACCGCAGCATTTCAATTGTAGATCTACAACTGTTCCTGTTATTGATTACAAAGGCAATGGTTGGCCAGCTCCACCGTCTGTAACCACAGCTAAGAGAGCAAGTGCTGATGGCCCTGTACCTGCTAATACAACTTATGGAAAATGGTTATATGACAAGAGGAAAGCAGGAACAAAATTTACTCCTGGGCCAGAACAGATAAAAGTTTTAGGAACTCAAAAGGCGAAATATTTTAATCGGTTATCGAATAAGTATGGACCAGATGAAGCAATGAAAAAGTTTATGCGTGAGGATAATAGTGAAACAAGCTTGGCAACATTACAAAAGAGATATGGCAGACCAGAAGACATAAAACCAAGGAAGAAAAAGGCAGCAGCTCCGAAGGCCAAAGCAACTCCTGTAAAGCCTTCACCAGCAATAAAGAAAATTGATAAGGAAATAGCGGAAACAAAGAAACAACTAAAAGAAGCTAAAGCACAATTAAAGGCGTTAGAAGAAAGAAATCCATTGCAGCCAACAATTGCACAGCTTCAAGGGATGCCTGAGAAAGCAAAAGTGCAAGCGGTTGATGTTAATAATGCTTTTAATTTGATGGACAATATGGATGGACTTGCAGGAAAGAACGCACAGAAACTTAGAAAGTTTGCAGAACAAAGAGAAGTATTTGCTGCATGGACAAGCGGGGCAGAGACAAAAGGTCGTGCTTATGGGCCAGGGGCTAAAAAGATTGACGAAAAAATTGCGTTTTTAAAAGATAATCCACAATTAAAAAGAAGTTTAGATTTAGCCAAGAAGAGAGGAACCAAGAATGTATTTAATAACGCTCCAGATGTAGATCCTATTACTAGAAAAAATATGTTTAACAACGTAGAAAAAACAACAATGGGATTAGGGAAAATTGACGAGATTTTAGACTCTGGATTGAAGGGCAGTACAGAATGGGGGCACAATTACTTTGTCAGATTTGTTACAACACAAAAAACCACAGCTTTTGGTTACACCTTCCAAGGTGCAAATCATATTGCAATGAAAACCAAGCCGTTTCATAAGAAAATAAAAAACCTTACTGAAATCAGACAAGGTATTAACAGAAGTGTTCAAGAGGCGGCAAAAGGGAGACCATTAGGTAATGTAGATACTGACCTCTACCAATTTGTCGGAAGACAAATTAAATCCAAGCAAGGCTCTTCATGGCTTACAACGTATGTGCATGAAATGGGTCATCAAGTACATTATGCGGCAGGTCGGCCAGCAATGGCTGGAACGCCTTGGATTCCGTCAAGGTATGGCAAATCTAATTATTTAGAACAATTTGCCGAAACTTTTGTTCAATATGTTTTCGACCCAGATGCTTTAAAAAAAGCGTCACCTGCTGCATATAAATGGGTTGATGAGACTGTCAACGCAGCCTTAAAAGCTCCTTTTTAAATTATGAGTTACGACACAGTTATTGAATTAATTGGGCAATTTCCTACAAACAGGAATATTCCTAGATTAATTCGTAAAGAATTAGACAAGGCTAGTGGTCTTGAGAGAATAAATATTGAAAGATCTGTAGAAGCTTTGCACGTTGCAGCCAATACAGATGAAGATTTTGAATTAATTGAAAAGTATTTTGGAGATTAAGATGGCAAAGAAGAAAAAGAAGGGCAAAGGCAAGAAGAAGGGTTATTGTTAGACTGCCTTAACAGCCTTATGGGTTTTTATGTCTGAAGAAAAGAATCAGGAGCCTATGGCTACTGACGCTCCTATGGAGAATCAAGAAAATGAAAAGCTTAAAAGAGAAATTGAAAGCTTACAAAAGAAAAATTATGAGTTAATTGGAAAGATGCAAAAAAAGGAACTGATGGAAGTTCCTGATGATTACAAAGAACTTGTTGAATTTAAACGTAATGCTGAACAAGCTGAACTTGAGAAACAAGGAAAGTACACCGAAGCAAGAACAAAGCTTGAGGAACAATTCAGAGAACGATCAGCCGAAAAGGATAAAAAAATTACAGAACTTGAAACAAAATTGCGAGAGTTGGAACTTGTTTCCCCCGCCGTACAAGCCTTGGCGGAAGTAGTCCATGATCCTAGTTTGGTGTTAAATAACTTCTTACCAAAGGACAAAATTGAAGTTGATAATGGAACACCTGTTGTTGTTGATGGATATGAAAGAACGCCTGTTAGTGAGTGGGCAAAAGGGAAGTTGCCTGATTACATTTTGAAGCAACCAAAGCCCCAAGGTGGTGGTGCTCCTACTGGTAGGGCTAGCGGAAGTGAAGTGCCTGCTGGCACTAAGAATCCATTTGCTGCTGAAACTTATAACATTACTGAGCAGATGAGGATTTATAGAACAGACCGAGATTTATATGATCGTTTGAAAAATCAAGTTAAACGCTAATATAATTAGATAAGGCGGAGTTATGCCGAGCCGAATGGGTTATGCCCACATCGTAAAACCAATTTTTTAGGTAATTTTTATGGCCACCGTAAGGTCGGACGTAATCATTCCTGAGGTCTTTACGCCGTACGTTATTGAGCAGACAACTCAGCGTGATGCCTTTTTGGCAAGCGGTGTGGTTCAGCCAATGGCCGAGCTAAATGCAACCGAAGGTGGTGATTTCGTAAACGTACCCTTCTGGAAAGCAAACCTTTCTGGAGATTTTGAGGTACTAACAGATAGCAGTTCATTGACACCTGGAAAGATTCAGGCTGATAAGCAAATCGGCGTGATTCTTCACAGAGGTCGTGCTTTTGAATCAAGAGACTTAGCTGCTTTAGCTGCTGGTTCTGATCCAATGGCTGCTATCGGATCAAAGTTAGCTGCTTACATCGCAAACCAAAGACAGAAAGATTTACTTTCTGCTCTATCTGGAGTTTTTGGTTCTATCAATGCAAATGACAGCAACTCTGCTTTATTTGCTAACTGTATTGATTCAGAGAGTGGAGATACTCCAACAGGTTTAAGCCCTAAGCATGTTGCTAAGGCCAAGTCAATCCTTGGAGATGCAGGAGATCAGCTAACTGCTGTTTGTATGCACTCAAAGGTTTACTACGATTTAGTTGAGCGTAAGCTTGTTGATTATGTCGTAGCTGCTGACACAAATGCTGGTGCAACTGCATCTGGTGGTTCTATTGTTGCTGCTTACGGTAGCAATGGTTCTGTTCCTACCTATTGCGGTTTAAGAGTTATCGTTTCTGATGACGTAGCAACAACAGGCTCAGGTGCTTCTACTGAGTATTCAACTTACTTCTTCACTGCTGGAGCTGTAGCTTCTGGTGAGCAAGCGGGTCTAACTACTGAGACAGATAGAGACATCCTTGCAAAGAGTGATGCTCTTTCATTAGATGCTCATTACTGCTATCACCCTGTTGGAACTAAGTGGGCAGTAACAACTGTTAACCCAACAAGAGCACAGCTTGAAACCGTAGCCAACTGGTCGAAGGTATACGAAACAAAGAATATTGGAATCGTGAGAGCGACCAATGTTTCTGCTCAGGATTAGAGGTAAATTATGACTTCTCAATTTGAGGTAACTGCTGGTAAGGGCATCGGCCCTACCACAGGTGGAACTGTTACTCAAGCGACTAACAAAACAACTGGAGTCACACTCAATACTGAGTCAGGCCAGATCACAATGAACAACGCTGCTCTTGGTGACGGAGCAGAAGCCACTTTCACAGTTACTAATGACCGTGTAGCTGCAACTGATGTTCCTTATGCCTGTCATGGGTCTGCTGGAACTGCTGGTGCATACACAGTTAATGTTTCTGCTGTAGCGGCTGGTTCTTTTAAAGTTACTGTTGGAAATGTTTCTGGCGGTTCTTTAAGTCAAGCGATTGTCATTAACTTTGTACTCTTAAAGGGTGCATCTAGCTAATGGGAATGTTCGCATTTAGGCGAGCGAAGGAAAGGGAGGCTGCCGCACAGGTGGCCTCTACTCCTGTTAAGCCAAAGCCCAAAAAAAAGCGTAAACCTAAAGTTTCTTCTAATGGCAATAACGATAGTAGCGACAGCAGGAGCAGCTAACGCAAACAGTTATTTAACTCTGTCTGATACGCAAGATTTAATTGATGGTCTTGTAGAGGATGATGATGTTGCTGCATGGGCATCTGCTACAACTGATCAAAAAAATAGAGCTTTATATTCGGCAACCCAGCGGATTGACCGTGAAAGATTTTTAGGTGCAAGGGCAACAGATACTCAGGCGTTGCAATGGCCTCGAACAGGAGTAAGAAAGCCTGATACTTATATCAATACTTATTCCGTTGGATTTCCTTTTCGTATAACAACAGATTATTTTACTGATACGGAAATACCAGATCAAATCAAGAAAGCATTAGCAGTTTTATCTGTTTATTTGAATAACAATAAAGACGGTCTTGGGCTTAGTGGATTAGAGGACTATCAGAATATTAAAGTTGGGTCTTTGGATGCAACTCCTAATTCTTACGGTGCTGTTGGTGCTGATCGTGTACCACCAATGTTTGAAAGATACTTCACAGGCATTAGAATTAGTGGACCAGGCAACATTGCAGTAAAACGGAGCTAATGGGAATGTCTTCTTATCCAGCAGCAATCATCATCACAGACACAAACGCCCATACTGGGAGGTTTGGAAAGATTACCTGCTTAACAGATTCAACTGTTACTTTAGTTTCTCCAAATGTCACTAAAAATGGTTCTTCCACTGTTTCTGGAATTGATCTAAAAGCAAGTACAGACATTGAAGGAGTTTTCACCAGCATTACTCAAACAAGTGCAGGATCAGTTATTGCTTACAGAATCTAATGCCAGTAAAACCTAAAGGCTTTAGAAAAGCAGCAAGCAAAGTTCTTAAAGCTGTAGGCGGTAGTGTTACGATTCGTAAAGTTACAGGAAGTGCTTATGACACCGCTACGGGTGCAATGGGAGAGACAACCGCAGATACAACTGTTAAAGGTTTTGTTGAAGGTGTTTCTAAAAGAGAAGTAGGAGAATTAATAAAAGCAACTGATAAACGGTTAACAATTGCTGCTGCCGATTTGGATTACACCCCAACGGTTGCA